GCAACCTCCGCCGCGTGGTGAATGCCGTCCTGCAGGTCGCGCGCGGCAACGGCAAAACGACTTTGATGGCCGGCCTGGCGCTGTTTGACCTGCAAAGCGGGCCGGGAAAGCGGGTCTATTGCATTGCAAATAAGGTAGAGCAGGCGAATATTGTTCTAGATTCGGCGCGCGCGATGCTGGCCGGTGGCCCGCACGACTGCGCGCTACGGTTTAAGACCATCGAACGGCCCGAAGCGGATAGCGAATTCCACGCGCTACCGTCAAAAGCGTCTAGCCTGGACGGCCTTACGCCGTCGTTATTCATTGCAGACGAAGCGGCGGAGTATAAGGATAACGTACTTGCAAAGCTCGAAACCGCCATGGCGAAACGTCGCGAAGGTTTGGGTGTTGTCATATCGACGCCGTCCGACAACGCCGACGGTCGCTATGCGGAACTGATTACGCGCTGCGATGGCATCCTGGACGGGTCGATAGTGGACGATGCAACCATACCGATGCTGTTTGGCATCGACCAACAGGATGATTTAGAGGACGAAAACTGTTGGATCAAGGCCAATCCAGGCCTGGCGCACGAACAACCGGACATTCGTAGCCTGCGCCGGGCGTGGTCAACACGCAAAAACACCCCCATTCGGCGCGCTGAATTCGCCCGCTACCATTGTTGCCGCACGTCTGTAGAGGCATTCGGGTGGTTGGATATGGCCTGCTACCCGCAGAACTCGGCCATAGATTGGAAATCCCTGCGCGGCCGGCCAGCGTGGGCGGGCCTTGACCTATCGCGTAGCCTGGATATGACGGCGCTAGTAGTTGCCGTCCCGTTGGATGACGGCACCGTGGCGCTGCGTGGTCAGTATTGGCTACCCGCGCACGAAGTCATCCAACGCGAATCCGACTACCGGTTACCGATTCGTTCGTGGGCCGCGGCGGGCAAAGTCACCCTAGTACCAGGGCGCGAAGTGTCGTACGAACTGGTTGCGGCCGCGCTGTTTGACCTTGGCAACGAATTCCAGCTGGTGCGCGTTGGGTACGACCGGTGGGGCGCGAAGATGTTCGCGGAGATTTGCCAGCAACAGAATATTCCGCTCGATTCGTATTCAATGGGCGTATCCGTGTTCGGCCCCGGTTGCCAGTTGTGGCAAAACTATTGGGTAGGCGGGCGCCTGCGCATTGATGATGACCCCGTCATGCGCGTCGCGTGCGCTACCGCCATTGCGCACCGTGACCGCAACGCAAATATCACCATCGACAAAGTGAAGCGCAAGCAAATCGTCGACCCGTTGGTGGCCGGCGTCATAGCGTTACATTGTTGGGGCGGCACGACCCGCAGCGGATACGAAGACCTTATTTAGAGTTAGGATCGATTCCGCGCGCGCCCGCGCGTCAATACTGCCCGCGTGATTTCCAACGTACTCCGCCGCTGGCTGTTTGGAATGCCGTCCACTACGTGGATGCGCGGCACCATGAACGGCCGTCCCGTGGTCACTCCGGCGAACGCGCTGCAGTTCACGCCGGTTTATCGCGCGGTGACCATGATCGCCAGCGACATTGCGCGCATCGACTTCGACGTAACATCGTCGCAAATCGATTCGCTGCTACGTTCGCCATCCACGCTTATGAGCGCGTTTGACTGGCGCCGCGCTATGACCATGAACGTGCTGCTATACGGCAACGCGTTTAGCGTGCTGAACCGAACGGGATTGGGTGAGGTTGTCGAGCTGATTATGCTTGACCCCGAACGCGTGCAGCTGGTGACGCAAACGGCGACGCCGTTCTACCGCACGCAGCAGTACGGGGATATCCAACTATCTGAAATGTTCCACCTGCGCGCGCCTTCGACCAACGGGCTTTGGGGAGATAGCCCCATTGGTATGTGCCGCACGTCGATTGAGTTGCTCGGGGCGACCGAAACGATGGCCCTGAAAGCGTACGAAAACGCAGGAAACCCGAAGGTAGCGCTAGTTCATCCAGGCAAGTTGAGCGCCGAAGCGATGCAGGCCATCGAACGCGACTACATGGAAAAGCATTCGGGGTCGATCAATAGCGGCCGCCCGCTGGTCGCTATGGACGGCCTGCGCATCGAACGCCTATCCAGCACCCTGGACGATACGGGCCTTGACTCTGCGCGCAGATTCTCTATCGGCGACGTGGCGAGAATCTATGGCGTACCGCCGCACTTGCTCGGCGAATCGCTGAACGATGCGCGCGGCGCCCAAATGGAAGCGCAGGGGCGCGCGTATATCGACGGCTGTTTAATGTCGTGGCTGCGTTGTTGGGATTCGCAAATCATTGCGAAGCTCGGCAACGTCGGTGATGCGATGGTGTGGGACGTCGATGAATGGATGCGGCCAGGTATCGCGGAACAATTCGCGGCGCTGCGCACCGGCGTCGAATCGGGGATCATCACGCGCAACGAAGCGCGCGAAGAGTTGGACTACGCGCCCCTTGCCGGATTGGATGAACCAATTGTGGCAAAAAACATGGGCACGGGCGGCGGAAAGACCAATCTCGGAACCGATACCAGCGCGCAGGATGGAGGGACGCCCAATGATTTCTAGCCGAAGATTCAAAGCATCGGCTATAGACGGCCGCACCCTTGAAGGGTACGCCAGCATTTACGGGGCGCCGTCCGGCACCATTCGCGAAATCGGTAGGACGTTTACCGAAACCATCCAGCGCGGCGCGTTCGACGCGTCGCTAGCGGCGGGTGGCGACGTCAAGTTGTATTTCCAACACGATCCATCTATGCCGCTGGCGCGCACGCAGAGCGGAACGCTCACCCTTCGCAGCGATGAAAAGGGTTTGAAGTTCTCCGCGGAGCTTCCCGATACGACACTCGGTAACGACGTGCGCACAATGCTCCAACGCGGCGACCTGAGCGGCGAAATGTCGTTCGGTTTCGCCGTGCGCGCGGACGAATGGAATAAGGAAAAAACGTTTCGCGCGGTCACCCGCGCAGATTTGTACGAAGTCAGCATCGTCGTGGATGCCGCGTACCCGCAAACCAGTAGCAGCCTGCGCGATGCCGGCCGCGAAACCAACGCGCGCGTATTGACCCTACGCGCTAGGAGTGAACAATGTCACAGTACTTGATTGAGCGTAAGCAACTGTTGAAGGATATGCAGGAGCTGAATTCGCGCAGCGATTTCGGCACCCTGCAGCAGGAGCAGTACGACCGCATGGACGCGCGGTACGTCGAACTTGATGCCCTGATTCAAACCGAATCCCGCGCAGCCGCGCTGGCGTCCCGCGTTGAATCTCTCGGCAAGCCAACCATGCGCGCGCAGGCCGCGGCTACTAGCGTCGGCAACCGCGTTGCCGATGGTGACGTGGCCAGCACCCCGGAGTACCGCGCAGCATTCGGCCGCGCGTTGAAGAGTGGAAACTTCCACGAACTGCGTACCCTCACCACCGGCACGTCAAATGCTCCTCTTCCCACCGATATGCAGCGCCGCATTTGGCAACTGCTGCAAAACGATATGCCGCTTCGCAGCATTGCGCGCGCGACCACTATTGGTTCCGATCAACAGGTTACGGTTGAGACTGCAATTCCGACCGGTTACCTGGTGAACGAAGTGGACGTAGCGACTTCGTCGCCAGCAATCAACCTGGTGACTGAATCCGATCCAACGTTCACCCGCAAGACAATTGGCGATTACGCGTACGCGGCGCGTACTCCAATCACCTACCAGGCGTACAACGATTACATTCAAGGCGGTACGTACCTCGCGGATAAGCTCGCGATGGCCGTCGGCCTTGCTGAAGAGCGGTATTTGATGACCGGCACCGGCGCCGCGGCCGCGGTAGACGCGCCCGCGCAGCCGTCCGGCGTCATCACCACAATCAAGACCGCCGCGAATAAGTACACGATGACCATCGGCACCGCAAATACCAGCGGTTGGGGCGGCATCGTTGGCGCATCCGAAGCGATCATCGAAACCGCTCACCTGGTTTCTCCGCAGTACCGCCGCGGCGCATCGTTCCGTTGGATGATCGGCGACACCGGCGCAAAGAATATCCGAATGCTGAAGGACAGCAACGGCCGCTATCTGTGGCAAGTGTCCGACAACGTTACGGAGGGCATCACCAACGGATTGAGCGGAAACCTCTACGGGATTCCCGTGATTGTTTCGCAGTTCATGCCGACTACAACTGCTACGGGTGACGTGGCCGCAGTTGTGGGCGATTTCTCCAACGTCGAAATCTACGACCGCGGACCGATTGAAAGCAAGCTGGACGATATGACCGGCCTGCAGTCTTTGACCTGGAAGCTTCAGGCGTGGAAGCGCAGCGACGTGGTGACTTACACCGGCGTTTCCGGACTGCGTCCGTTCTCGTTCCTCGCATTCAAGTAATCCAATCCCCTGCGCGCAGCGCTAACGCGTTGCGCGCGGCTTATGTCGGTACCACTCAGCACAATTAAATCCGCGCTGAAGATTGACTACGATACCGACGATATCGAGTTGGTCCGCTGGCGAGAAGCTGCGCAAGATCTCTGCGCGCGCGCTACTGGTTTGTCATTCGTGAAATCCGCGCAAGTGTTGTACTTGCCGTACTTCAAAGATTCGCTACTGCCTGCGCAGCCGTTCGGCGCGTTGACGAGTGTTACGTACGCGAATTCAAGTAACACGACTACGACGATGGCCGCGGCGGAATATTGGTTGGACCGTACCCAAGGGCCGGTACCGATGATTCGTTTCCTAACGTCGCCAGCGCAGTACCCGGGGACCGCTATCACCGTGAACTACTCCGCGGGGTACGACATGGTGCCTGCGGAAATCGTCCATTGCGTGATAGCGCTGGTAGGCGCCTGGTACAACAATCCCGAAGCTTTTCAACCGATTGGCCTTTCGGCCGTTCCAATGTCGGTGACCTACATTCTTGAAACAATGTCGGTTCGGAGTAAGCTCCGATGATTAGTGCAGGCCAACTGCATTGGAACGCTACGCGACTGATCGCCAGCGCGTCGCGCGATGCGTTGGGTATGCGTACCGATTCGTGGACCAACGGAATCACCTTCCCCGTTTCGATGCGCCAGGTGACTGCGGCGGAAACGCAGTACGCCGACGGCGTCGCCGTGCGTCGCAACTGCGAGGTACGCGCGCGCTGGCCTGCGTTGGTTGCCGCGGGCGTTACCGAAGTGGACCGCCTGCTAGTTGACGGACGCACGCTGCGTATTACGTCGATCATCGACCTAGACGAGGCCGGCCGCGTGGGCGTTATTCAATGTGAGCAGGTGAGCTAGTGGCCACCATCGAAACCGCTATCCGCGCAATGCTGGTTTCCCAAATGGCGAACGGCGCAGTAGCCGACGCGCGTATCACGCACGGCTACCGCCTGCAGAATTCGGTCCTACCCGCGGTTACGTTCGTAGTCGATAGCACTACCTGCGTAACGGTGGATTGCGTTCTTAATCAATCAACCGTGACCGTCACCGGCGTAGCCGTTACGACGCTGGCCGCAAACAATCTTGGCGCCGACATTATTTCGGGCTTCGTGGCAAACACCTACGACACGATCAAGATTTACGCGCCCGTGCGTACTGCTACAACGCTGGACGCCCCCGAAGTAGGCGACGGCGACGAACAGACGCCCGCCACTATTACTTTGACATTTGACCTTTATTGGAGCGTTTGATATGCCCGTTTACTCGACAGTTGGATGCAAAGTGGAATACACCGGCGCTAGCGGGTTGGTTGTTTTGCTCGGATGGTCGGAAGGTACGTTGACCTTCACGATGGAAACGGTGGACGTTACGAAGGTTGGCGATACAGACCGCGCGCTAACCTACGGAATCCGTAGTGGTGGATTCACGGGGACAATCATTTACGACCCCGCAAACCACAAATACCTGGAAGCGCAGGTAGCTAGCGGCCTCGCTGCCGCTTGGAAATTTACGACCATTCCAGCTGGCGCGTCCCCAATTACTACGCATTATACCGTGAACTGCATGATTACGGATTTCGCGATTACTATCGCCAGCGCCGAAGTGGTGCGCGCGAACATCACCGTGAAATTCGTTGGCGGAGTTACGTACGTCGCATGATCGATATTGAATCCATCCTGCGACTTCGGCCCGTGCCGGCGACTTTCCTAGGCGCGCAATTCCTTGTAGCGCGGCCGACGCTGTTGGACCTCACGACCGCGGTAGAGTTGAACACGACTAGCACCGCGTGCGCGCGCCGCTGGTGCCTGGCGCGTCACCTGCGCAACGTGGACGGCACGCCGGTATTCGTAGACGCCGAAGCCGCGGACGGTTGCCCTGCGGCGCTGGCGCAATTGGCTATCCCGTTTATCGAGGCGCTGTATAGCGAAGGCTCGGACTAACTCGGGAATCGCGCGCGCTACTGCGCCATTCCCTAGCCGGCCGTCATGTAGCACCACCGTGGGAACGTTCCACGCTAGAGATGATCATCGAAACCGGATACCGGCCGACCTCTTACTACGCAGGCTTCCTTGAGTCAATTAAGCGCAGCCATTACGGTGAGCCTGGATAAAAAATCCCTTGAAGAGGTGACGGCCGCGCTACGCGAATTCTCCGCGGAGCTGCAGGACCGCATAGCGAAGGGCGCGCTACGCCAGTTTGCGCGGTTCCAAATGTCGGGTATCCGCGCAGGCAATGCGGGAAACCTCAACCCGAAACACCTGGCCTACCGTGTGAAAATGTGGCCGTCCGGCATTGCGTGGTTGGGCGTCGGATATCGGCAACCGCCTGGATTCCTGAACGTTGCCGGCACCGGCAGCGCGCGCCGCGTTGCGTATGACGCAATGGGCGTCGGATGGCGTTCGCACTTCACCGAACTTGGCTACCACACGTGGGGCGGCGGATTGCAGCGCCCGCCAGGACGCAAGGGCAAGGGATGGAAAAAGGGGTTGTACCACCGCGGCCGCGGCGTCGCGCATCGGGGCACGTTGTCAAGCGTCATTACCGCGCAAGCAACCTCCCCAATGCTGTTGCCATTCCTCCGCCGCGAACTGGCGTTCATGGCCGCGAAGAAATTCACAGGTAAGGGCGCGAAGCGTCAGAAAATCGGAATGTTTACGGGGACCGCATGAAACTACCAACGCTGAACATTGATGTAGCGGTAAACACCGGCAACCTTAAAAAGCAAATTGCCGACGCCAACAAAACGCTAGGCGGTTTGGCGCAACGTGGCGCCAGCGCAACAGGCGGAATCGGCGGCAAGCTTGCGGGATTAGGCGGAGGAATGGGCACGGGCCTAGGCCAATTTGCCATCGGCGCATCATTGATAGCGGCGGAAATTGCGGCGCCGTTTAAGATTAGCGCGATGGTGTTAGATTCAATGTCGGCATCGGCCGACGAAGCGCGCAAATCACTTGCCGACCTGGCTGCAGGCAAAAACACGTACGGGCAAACGGGCGTGGGCGGCGCACTCGGCGCGCGCCTGGCCGCGCGTAGTACCGACCTCACCGGCTCGGGCGCGGGTAAGGGATGGATGGACGCGTTTTGGGGCGGCGCGGCAAATGAATTCGGGCAAACCGGCGGCATCGTGGGCGACATTCTTGACGGCGCCGAATCCGTAGCGCTTACGGGTAAGGGTTTGATGGCCGCGCTAGGCGCGTTTCTAGGCGGTAAAGAGGGCCATGAAATAGTCCGCAGTTACGATATCGGTAGTTCCTCAAACGTCGGGCAGCAGCAATCCTACATGACGCAACAGGAATTGAACCAAATGGGTAAGACGATGGACGCACTCGCAAAGCAGCAAAGGGCGGCCAATACATGACGTGGTCCATTGATACAACCAATTTCCAAGCGTCGCGTTTGTCTGTATCCGTTTCGGAAGGGACGATTGACGGCCAAAGCCGAATCACCGAACGCTGGTTCGTTCAACGGAAGCCGGTAGCGGGCGTCTATACGCCGTTCGTGCTTCCGTACGATATCGACGCGTTTCGCGCGGATTTCGTAGCGCCAGCGGTTTCGCCATGCCCGAACATTGCTACCCCGTATCCCGATGGCCCCGGCGCAACCGCGGAGAAATGGCAACCCTACGCGCTGTTGCGTTCCGTCAATTGGGAACACGCCAGCGGCGGCGCTACGTTCACTTTGGAATACACGACGAGGTACTTTTGGACGAAAGTGGCGAAGGGCATGGGACCGTCGGAAGAGCTTCTAGTAAACGCTACGACCCAAACCGAAGGGGCGTTTTTGTACGCCAGCGTTACGCCGACTATCCGTACGCGTTCAATGCAGCAGCTCCGCGATAATCCTGGCATGACTGCGCCGAACGCGAGTAACAACAAATCTACCCTAGATATCGACGGTGACCCGAAACGCAAATCGGTCGACGTTCGGCAAGTAGCCCTGCGCCTGCGCCTGGTGATTGACTGCGAATCGTCGGGCATCGACGAATTAACCGGCATTCTTCAAGCTTACACCGGCAAGAAAAATACGGCGCTGTTTCTCGGATACGGCGCCGGCCAACTGGTTTGCGACGGTGGAAGCATTTCGAATCTTGAATTTGAGATGTACGAAATCGTCATGGACTATTTGTGGGACGAGTACTACCACCATTCGCAAGTACCCGAAGTAGGCGCCGACGGTCGCGCATTGATGATCGGCACCGACTACGCAGACGTGCGATGGACGCGCGAAGCGAGAACGGGCGTCGACTTCAATGATATTTGGCCATTGGCGCCGCTCGGCCAGTCTTACAAATATCAGGCGTTCAAGGGGACTTGGTACTAGTGGCGAAATCCTCACTAGTATCCGCGCGCGCCGCTGATATCCAGCGCGCTGCTACGTCGCACGATGCGGCTGAACTTATCAACGGTTGTCTAGCGCGCATCACCGGCGCTACCGCCATCACCAGCGCTAGCAGCGTCTACCGCTGGCTATACACGTGGACCGAAGCGACCATCGGCGCGGCGCCTAGCTACACGCCAGCGGTGAAATCGGGCGGCATCACCGGCAACGCCGTGAGCGTTTCGGAAACGGGTAACACGCTGACCACCGTCGCGTATGGCATCCTGATTTCGCACCTACCTGGCGGTTTCCTTCCCGTGCGCATTCCGAACGATACCGCGGTTTGGGTCGTACCTAACAGGTGTTCGGATGGCACCCTATTATGGGTGATCATCAACACGCAGGCTATCGACGGAACTTGCCCAAATGGCTAACTACGACCTTCAAATAACGCAGGGCGCTACCTACGCGTTCGACCTGCAGATAGACGGCGTTGACCTTACGGGGTTCGCCGCTCGATTCGTTGCGCGCTACGGGTACACGTCGACGCCAGCGCTGTTGGATTTGTCGGTAGGTAGTGGCCTCACCATTACGCACGACCCGCAAACGGGCGGGCATACTCATATTGTGTTGTCGATTTCGGCGACCGCTACCGCCGCGCTGGTAGCTGATACGCACGGCGTTTACGACCTGCAATACTCGCAATCGGGAATAGTCACCAACACGCTGGCCGGTAGTTACTACGTGTTGCCGCAGGTGATGCGGTAATGGCCGACCTCACGATTTCGCCGCAGGTTACAACGCTGGCCATCACGCCGGCCGTGACCGATTTGACTATCGAATCGGGTACGACGTTCGTGGGCCTTGCCGGTCTGTTGTACGCGGAATCGTGGGCTACGACCGACCGCGTGCTAACTGGCCTAAACACGTGGTACGACCTCGCGAGCATCACGCTATCTACGGGCGTTTGGTTTGTCTCGGCGACGGCTACGGGCCATAGCGCCAGCGCGGCGCCTAACGTCACCATGCGCATCGTCAATTCCGCAACCACTACGCAGGCATCCACCGAAGGAACGGTATCGAAGGGCGGCGCCGCGGTATCGGTTTCCTGCGCCGCGTTCGTCACCGTGCTGGCCGCCAGCGAAGTAATCAAGATGCAGGGCGCGGGCAACATTGGCGCCGCCGCCACCGTGAAATATCTCACACCGAATCAAGCTCAGACCAACGCTACCGGCTTGGTCGCAATAAGGGTTGCCTAAATGCCCGTCACCTATTTCGCAAATGTCAGTACCTCGGCCGTTGTTACTACCTTTACGCAACTATCCACCGTTCGGCGCGGGCCATCGAATCTCTTCATTTCATCCGCTGCGAATATCGTTATCCGAACGAAGTCAGACGGCGCCGACGGTTTCGAAGTGACTTTGCTTAGCGCGCGGATAATGGAACTGACTCAGCATGATCCATTCAATATTTGGATTGCGCCGGCGACCGCTGCTTCTGTGAGCGTCAATGCGTGGGCCTCGGCATAATGTCGCTAGAGGTTTTCGCCGCCGCTATGGCCGTAGTAGGGACCATCGTCACTACTACGGTTTTGGTGTTGGGAAAACTCACCAGCGTGGAAATCAGTATCGCCCGCCTGCAAGTATCTATGTCGCAATTCGAGTCGCGTATTAAAGCGCTCGAAAAATGGAGGGACGTATGAACAACCGAAATACAACCGTTTGCGGCGTGGCCGCAATTGTGATTGCCGTCGGCGCCGCCGCTTCCGCCATGTTCGACGGTGACCCGTTGACCGTTCCCAATTGGGCCGCGGTTGTATCTGCGGTCATGGCCGGCGTTGGCCTCATATTCGCGAAGGACGCGAAGGCGAATGCTTGAACGCTTCGCCGCCGCGCTGGCGCTCGCGTTGTGCGAGTGGTTGGACAAGCGCCGCAACGCGACCGATGGCACGGGCGGCGATACTGGTAGCCGTCGCGCTGGCGCTCGGCTTCGTGAGTGGCTGCAGCAGAACCGTGCTGGTGAGTGACGGCGCGCCGGTCCGCATTGGTCCAGGCGCGCGCGCGCGCGTCTATGCGATGGTGGACGGGTCGTGGGTATTGGGTAGCGAATCCATAGCCCTGCCCGAAGGTTACTACCTCGTTTCGCCTAGGTTCGTCGAACCATGATTCCTATGGATTGCTGTTGCGTTCCGAATGACTGCGAAGTGTGGCCGACTTGCCGCGCGACGGGGACGCCGTGCGATGCGTCGCTGCCGTTCGTTATCCCGGGCTACGTCACCATTGGGCAACCCGTAGGCCCGCTCAAATTCGACGGCCCCTATTTCACGGCGTGGCACAATTCCGTATGTGCCGTCGGCACTAGCGGCGCGCAGATTTCAATCAAGCTCAGCGCGTACCGGCGCACGGTCGTGCAGGAATCATTTGGCACGCCCGTTTGTACGACGCTACCAACGCCAGGCGGAGGCGCCGACTGTTTCCCAACTACGGTGGCAAGCGGCGGCGCGCAATGCGGGCGCACCGTTTATACCGACGCGTTCACGTGGAACGCTACCGGCTCGGTCGCGCTAGCCGGCGGCTCGAAGGATCAAGGGCCATGCGTCCATACGCATTCGACCAACGGGGAGAAATACCCCGGCGTGCCGCCAGGTCCGTACCCGTTCGTGCTGACCGATTGCACGCGTAGCGGCGCGACTCCGAACGCGGTCGTAGCGTCTAGCACCGACCCGGCGTGGTGGCCTGGTGAGAATCGGCGCATCGTGCCTAGGTTCCGCGGGAATCTCGCAGTAGCGTCCACCGCAACGCCGTCGAACACGTTTCCGCAGGTAGCCGCCGCCGGCACGGTTTCAAGTGTCGTACGTTGCACGTCCACCAGTTCATCAACGCAAATCACCTGCGTCGATATGCCGATTACGATCGTCCCCGGCCATCAAACCGTCATCACGCAGGACGATATCAACCGATGCGGCACCGACAATCCGTGCGAAGCGGGTACGCCGACTAGCCCATACGTGTGCAACGTGGAAAGTCCGGAGAACGGCGCCGGCCAAGCGGCTTGGGCCATTGACGTCAAGAATCAGGCGCTACTAGACGGCCTGAACGCTATGGGCATTTCGTCCACGGTTGCCATTGGTGAACTGGCGAAGGTATGGCTATGCACTACTACCGCCGGCAAGGTGCGGTTTCTGTTTGGCGCATCAACGCGCGTGGCATCCAACGGCACCATTCGATGGCCGGACAACGTGACGAAATCGGAAATCCAATCCGTTTCGATTTCGGCGCCAGGTAGCAGCCTGGTCGTAACGCTGGAACTGTCCATCACTCCGAAATCATGGTGCCAATACGTACCCGCGTGCGGGTGCGTCCAAAGCCATTGCGAGAATGGCCCGGGCGCGATTACGGTAGCAATGTCTTTCAATACGCTTGGATGCGGTGGCGCCGGCGGTTGCGGGAATCGCAACCTCGGCGCTACGTATCACCTGGCGCTCGGGGATTACATTATCCCTACGTTCCATTTCCCGGCTATCTGCGGCAACAACGCTACGCCGGGTTGTATGCAGTACCCCGTCTCTAGCGCGTGCGTACCGTTTTTCCCTACGATTCGGCCCGATTTCGTTGGCGCAGTTCCCGTCGAACGCGCGCACGCTGGTTGGAAGAAATACCGCAACCGGTACGACCATTGGCAATGCATACAAACGGCGCCGCTATCGACGGGCGTACTAGGTTGCTGCGCCGCCTGTATCGACATTGTGGGCGCTGGTATTGACGGGCTTTGCCTGCCGTCATGCCCAAAGATGGACGGCACGTGGGTAGCAACGCATGGACCATGCGCGGGCGATATCGCTGATTGCATCAACCATATTGTGCCGAACGTGTCGACGCCGTCCGGTTGCCATCACGTGCAGTACGTATCGGGGAATCAGCGCATAGGCGCGCTACCTGAATCGAACGTGTGTATGCCGTGTAAGCCATCGTGGTTTGAATGCGGGCCGATGCTATTTGTCGGCAACTGCGGCGGCGCCGTGTATGACGATTGCGACTGTTGCAACACGCAGGCGTCCACGTCGCTACCCGAACTCATAATTGTCGATTATGACGCGCGGGTATCCTGTAGCGCGTTGGGTACCTGGCCGCTATATATGTCCTCATTCGCGACCTACTGCAACCGCTCTAGCTGGACACAAATTGGAACTGCCACAGTTAGTTGACTGCGTTCATTGGTCTGCGTGCGACGTGCGCGGCGGTGGCTGTTGCGCGCGGGGTTTGTATGGTGGTCATCCCTCACTAGGAACGTGCGCAGCGTGCCTAGGCGCGCACCCTGATATCCAACCAGCAAACATATTCGCGCGCGCGGCCGCGTGGGCGCGCGCGGAAGCTTCCGTAGTGATGGTAGGTGAATTGACCGATGCCGACTTCGGCGCCCGCGTAGCCGTCTGTGCGGCTTGCCCGGCGCTGCAGCCGGCGCCAGCGCCCGCTATTGGATTTTGCGGCGCCTGCGGTTGTGGTACCAGCGCGCGCGCGGAGCTCACGATTAAGGGCCGAATGCCGTTGGCAACGTGCCCGCACGGCAAGTGGCCTTGACGGTATTACTGGCCGTGGATATTGTTATCCGCATGACCAAAGAGCCTCGTAAGACAAATTACAGCATCAACGTTACGCCGGAAACGCACGCGGATATCTCAATTATGGCGGGAACGTTGGGCGTAAGCCGAAGTAGTGTTGTCACCGCGCTAGTGCAGGCCGCGCACGTTGCGCAGGCGAAGCAGGCCGCGAAGAAATCGAGGAAATTGCCATGTATGCCATCATCGGATACGGAGTGTTGTTGACTATCTCCATCGTCTGCGTCGTCGCGCCGATGCTGGCGATTATGTGCGACCTGGACGCCATCAACGCGAAGGACGGCGAAGATGAATAGCGCGCCGGTCGGCCTTAAATTCTCCGCCGCGTTCGTTGCGATGCAAGCCGAAATGCGTTCGCCACCATTCGACCGCACGAATCCTGCATTTAAATCGGGGTATGCGTCGCTGGCGTCCGTCATGGAAACGGTGCGCCCGATTCTCCACCGGCACGGTTTCGCCGTGCTGCAGGACGTCGGGGAGCGTCAAGGGCGCCTGACCATCACTACGACGCTACTCCATTCGTCCGGCGAATCGGTCGCGCATCGGTGCGCGCACAAATCGTCCGACAACATCCAGCAGGTAGGTAGCGCTATTTCGTACCTGCGCCGGTACGCGTTGATGGCTATGCTCGGCATCGTCGGCGAAGTGGATGACGATGGCGAGGCCGCGGAATCGAAGCCGGCGAAGGCGAAGGCCGCGAAGCCTGCGAAGGTTGAAACCGCATCGGCGCCAGCTGGCGAAACCTATTCGCCCATTCGAGTGACGCCCGCGCAGACGAAGGGCGCTAACCCGAAAGACTTCTACCGCGTTCAACTGGCCGACCGCCAGGGGCGAATCTTCGAGGCGTCCACCTGGTCAAGTACGACCGCGGATATGCTGCAGGAATACGTAGGCCGGCGCGTTGGTGCTACCATCACCAGCAAGGTTACGAACGGCGTCGAATATTTCGGCGTCGCCGAATGCTGGCCCGCTCAATAAGCTTCTTTTCCCGATCGCCCCATGCGTAATGCACCCGCGTACGTGTGGGGTTTTTCTTGCC